CGCACACCTCAAGGCTCACCCTGCTTGTGAGGCGTGCGGCCAGCGAGACGCCCTCGAGGTCCACCACGTTCAGCCGTTTCATCTCCAGCCCGCGCTCGAGCTTGACCCGTCCAACCTCATGACGCTCTGCGGCGATCCCTGTCACATCGTCCACGGTCATCTCATGGCATGGGCTCGATACAACCCAACTGCCAGGACCGACGTGCGCACCTACCGCGCGAACCTTGAAGCAGCGAAACTTGCCGCGAAGGGTGCCGCCTAATGCCGAAGCGACCCGAACGATTTGTGCCGGCGCGGCTGGTGTCGTCTGCGGCCCCGCGCCCCCGGGAGCGCCGCCCCAGCGCCGCGGCCCGGGGCTACTGCGACCACAAGCACGGCTCCTGGCGCCGGGCGGTGCTGGTCCGCGACAACTGGACCTGCGTTGACTGCGGGCGCGTCTGCTCGGACCAGCGAGAGGCCCACGCGGACCACATTTCCCCGATCATCCCTGGAACCGACGAGTGCGAGAACGGGAAATCCCGCTACGACCGATCGAACGGCCAGTGCCTTTGCATCAAGTGCCACTCGAGGAAGACGCAGAAGGACACCAACGCGGCGCGGAGGGCAGGGGCGTGAGCAGTCGATCCTGTGCCCGGTGCGAGGCTGAGGTGGTGAGCACGCGCCGGGGGCCACCGCAGGCCCTCTGCGGGGCTTGCCGCGTCCGACCCTGCCACGGATGCCGGAAACCGTTCTCCCGGTCCTACCGGGCTTCAACGCGTCCTGACGCGGGGCGGTTCTGTTGCCGGGGGTGCTACCGTGCGAGGGGCCAGAAGAAAGGGACCACATGAAAATCCGCGACCGCATTGTTGAGCTTGTCCGAGTGCCGGCGAGCGAGCTGCTCCCGAACCCGAAAAATTGGCGAACGCACCCCGTCGCCCAGGCCGACGCGCTGAAGGGCGTGCTGGCCGAAGTGGGGATTGCAGACGCCGTCATCGCCCGCCGGCTTGCGGACGGGTCGCTGATGCTCCTCGACGGGCATCTGCGAACCGAGACGCTTGGCGACCAGATGGTGCCGGTGCTGGTGCTGGACGTTGACGAAGCCGAGGGCGACAAGATCCTGGCGACGCTCGACCCGCTGGCGGCGCTGGCGGAAACGAACGCCGCGAACCTTGACGCGCTGTTGCGTGGCGTTGATACGGGGAACGAGGCGCTTTCGCAGATGCTGGCGGATCTGGCTGACGAGGCGGGGCTGTACCAGACTGAGGCTGTCGACGTGCCCTCGGACGCAAGCGGCGGCGGAGGTTCGGAAATTAACTGCCCGAAGTGCGGGCACGCATTTGCGGCGTGATCACGGAGGCTTGACCAATGGGAAAGCGCGGCCCGCCGCCTGATCCGTCCGTCATTCAGATGCTGAAGGGCAACCCGTCGAAGAAGGGCGTGAACCACGCCGAGCCGACGCCGGACGCGGTTGCGGCCGACTACCCTGCCCCGCCTGAGCTTGAAGGGCGACCGGCGGAAATCTGGCGGGACTTTGTCCGCACCGCGTCGAACATGCGGGTGCTGACGCAGGCCGATCTGTTCACGATTGCCCGCTACTGCATTGAGCGCGATCTTTACCTCATCTGCTATCAACAGGTGAAGCAGGGCGGCGAGTATTTCACGGTCTACGAAGTTGATCCCGACACGAAGAAGACGCGAATCAAGTTCACGCAGGTGGCCCCGTGGGCAACGCAGATGCACCGCCATCACGCGGCTTGCCTGCGGATCGAACAAGAGTTTGGCATGACCCCGAGCAGCCGCTCGCAGGTGAAAACGCATGGAAGCGCCGACCCCCTTTCCGCCCTGGCTCAGTGGCGCGCCAAGTATTCGGCAGGCTGAGTACGTCCCCGGCTTTGTCTACGACGAGGCAAAAGCGATTGCGGTTGAAGCGTTCATTGAGGCGCTCTGTTGCCACGTAAAGGATTCCCCGACGGCCCGCGCCGGGGAGCCTGTCAAACTCCTCGACTGGCACCGCGATTGGCTCATCCGGCCACTGTTTGGATGGCTGGAGGACAACGACGACCGGCTGCGGCGGTTCCGCCTGGGCTATATCGAGGTGCCGAAGAAGAACGCCAAGTCTTCGGCGCTTGCGTGGCTCGGCGCCTACATGCTGCTGGGCGACGGGGAGCCAGGGGCGCTGGGTTGCATTGCCGCCAAGACGCGGAAGCAGGCCAGCGTCATTTACAACGAACTGGCGGACATGACCGAGCGTTCCCCCGGCCTGGCGTCCGAACTCGAGGTGATCCGCTCGACGAGGACGATCTACCACCGGGCCAGCGGATCGAGCCTGTCAGTCATTTCCCGCGATGCAGGCGCGGCGGAAGGGCCCTCGTATTCGTTCGTGTTTTTCGACGAATTGCACACGCAGCCCGACGCGCTCCTGTGGAGTTCGCTCCGCTATTCCGGCCGATCCCGCCGGCAGCCAATCATCATCACGATCACGACGGCTGGGAGCGACCGCCAGAGTCTTTGCTGGGAGCAGCACGAATACGCCGAGCAGGTGATTGCCAATCCAGCCTACGACCCGCGGTTCTACGGCAAAATCTACGGGCCGAAGCCGGGAGAGGACTTTTTCTCCCCGGAGGTGTGGAGGCGGTGCAACCCGGGCATGGGCATCACCATGACCGAGGAATCGTTTGCGGCCGACGCGCTCGAGGCGAAGAACAAGCCGTCTGCGATGAACGGCTGGCTCCGGCGATCGCTGGGAGTCTGGACCGAGTCAACGAGCCGGTGGATTGACCCGGAGCGGTGGGCGTCCTGCAACGGCCCCGTGGGCAACCTCGACGGCCGGAAATGCGTTCTTGGGATGGACCTGTCGAAGCGGATCGACTTTTCAGCGGCGGCGGCGTGGTTCCCCAACGACGACGGGATGTTCGATCTGGTCTGCACCCTGTTCATGCCGAAGGACCGCATCCAAGAGGCCGAGACGCGCGACCGGCAGCCATACGGCCGCTGGGTCGACGAGGGGCTGATTGTGGCGACAGACGGCGACGTGATCGACCACGCACGGATTCGGGAATGGGTGCTGGAGTTCTCCAAAAAGCACGTTGTCGAGCAGATTGTTGTGGACATCACCGGGGCGACCCAGTTGGCCGTAGAACTGCAAGGGGAGGGGCTGAAAGTCAAAGAATACCCCCAGTCTTTTCGCGCCATGTCGAGCCCTACGAAGCGATTCGAGGCGCTCGTTTTGGAGCGGAAGATTCGGCACGGAGGCAACCCGGCCCTGGCGGCGCAGGTGGCCGCGGTCACGGTTGACACCAACTCGTTTGAGGACGTTCGCCCGGTCAAGAAAAAGTCGACCGGACGCATCGACGGCGTGGTGGCGGCGATCTTTGCCCTTGGGTGGTGGGAGCAGGACCAGATGGTGAACAAGGCCCCGAAGCCGAAACCTGGAATCGTTGTCCTATGATCGCCTACGCCCCGCGGACCCCACGTGCCGGCCTCTGGCTGCCGGACAGCGTGACCGACAGCCTCCTCGACTCTGTGCGCGATGAGGAGCGCAATTTCCTCTGGGACAACGACACGGGCCGGTTTCTGGCCGCAAGCTCCGCGAACCCTTCCGGCGTGCGCGTTGACGAGGAAGAGGCCCTGCGGTCGACCGTCTTCCTGGCGTGCCTGCGGCGAATTGCGGTGACGCTGGCAAACCTCCCGATTCGGATGATGCAGCGGACGCCAGACGGCGAGCGCTACGCGGCTGAGCACTGGCTCAATCGACTCTTTCTGCACGGCCCGAACACCCGGCAGACGACGTGGGAATGGGTTGGGCAGATGGTGGTCCACATCGGCACCAGCGGCCAAGCCTTCAACGAGAAGGTCTACACCCCCGACAGCGAAATCGGCCTGACGCCCCCGGAAGTCATGGCCCTCGAGCCGTTGCATCCGACAAAGATGAAGGTCCGCCAGTTGGAGACGGGCCGGCTGGGCTACACCTACCGCGACGACAACGGTGAGGAACAGCACTACCGGCAGGAGCAACTGACGCATTTTCGCTGGCTGACAAATGACGGCATCAACGGGATCGTGCCTGTGGAAGTCGCGCAGGATGCCATCGGCCTGGCTCGCGCTCTGGAGATTCACGGCGCCGCCTACTTCGGCAACGGTGCCCGGCCTGGCATCATTCTGGCGACCGACAGCGACGAGCTTTCCAAGGAAGCCCGCGACGAAATCCGCTACGCCTGGGAGCGGAGCCACCGCGGCCCGACCCGCGCCCACCGGCCGGCGGTGCTGACGGGCGGCCTGAAGCCGATCCCGTTTGAAGGCAACAACCAAGACAGCCAATTCCTTGAGTCGAGGAAGTTCCAGGCTGAGGAAATCTGCCGCGTCTTGGGAGTTCCGCCGCACCTTGTCGGGATGCTCGACCGATCGACCAACAACAACATTGAGCAGCAGGGGCTCGATTACCTGACGTACACGATGACGGAGTGGTGTCGCCGTTTCGAGACGACGCTGTGCCGCGACGTGCTGACCTACGCCGACCGCGAGGCGGGGTACTACCCAGAGTTTGACACCACGCAACTGATGCGAGGGGACGCTGCGGCCAGATCGGCCTACTACCATTCCGGTCTTCAGGACGGCTGGCTTTCGATCAACGACGTTCTGCGGCGCGAGAGCATGAACACCGTTGAAGGCGGCGACCAGCGTTTTATCCAGATGAACATGCAGACGCTCCAGCAGGCGGCCGCCAACGCGGCGGCGACGGCTGCGAAGAACGCCGCTGCGACCGTGGACGTGAACGGCGTGCTGGCGATCCTCGCGCAGGTTTCCGGCGGGGCGCTGTCGAAGGCTTCCGCCGTGGAGCTGCTGACCGTGGCCTATCCGACGCTTGGACGGGCTGAGGCGACGAGGATCGTGATGGGCTCTGAGACGCCCGCTGCGGCCCCTGCCCCGGCTCCAGTGCCACTGCCCCAAGATTCCCCCCCGCCGGCCCCTGACGGCGTCCAGGCCCCTGCTGCGGGGGCTGCCGCATGATCGTCGCCCTAGACTTCGACCGAACCTACGCCCGCGCGCCTGAGTTCTTCAACGCGCTGCTGGACGATGCGAACGGAACCGATGTGGCGATGTGGTGCATCACGCGCCGCGAGGATACCCCCGAAAACCGCCAGGAAATCAAAGACACGTTTGGCGAGCGGTTCCCGCTGCTGGGCGGCCTGATCCTCTGCGGCCCGAACGTGCAGAAGGAAGACGCAGCCCGAGAAGCCGGACTCACCGTTGACGTGTGGATCGATGACAGCCCCGAGAAGATCCCCGCGGCGAGCCCTGGCGGCCAGGAGTCGCGCGCGATCTACGACGGCATCGACTTCACGCCCCCGGCCGGCGTCCGCGAAGAGGCGGCCCGAGCGCTGGCGTGGCGGCGAGAGTTTGGCCGCGGCGGGACCGAGGTGGGCATTGCCAGGGCGCGCGACCTGAGCAACGGCGTGAAGATCAGCCCCGACACGGCCCGGCGGATGGTCAGCTTTTTCGCGCGGCACGAAGTCGACAACCAGGGCGAAGGGTTTTCCCCTGGCGAGCCCGGCTTCCCGTCGAACGGCCGAATAGCGCACGGGCTCTGGGGTGGCGACCCGGGGAAAGTGTGGAGCGAGAAACTTGCCCGGCAGATGGATGCCAGAGAAGCAGCAGCACAACGGAGCAACCCCATGAACATCGAGCGTCGAACCCTGCTGAACACCGCCGTCAGCTTCCCCGCGATCCGTGTTGAGAAGCGGAGCGAAGAGGTGATCGTCGACGGCGCCCCGCAGCAGGTGGAGCGGGACTACTGCGTGGGCTACGCATCCGTCTTCGGGCTCCTGTCGCTCGATCTGGGGGACTTTGTGGAGCGGATTGACTCCCGGGCCTTCGACAAGGTCTTGGCCCGCAGGGGCGACGACGGCGTGGCTACGCGGGCCCTCTGGAACCATAACAGCGACTACCCCCTCGGCCGCCATCCCGAGACGCTGGTGCTGACGCCCGACGAGAAGGGGCTGCGGTACGAGTTCCCCTTCGGCCGGGCCAGCTACGCCCAAAATCTGCGGTTTAACATCGAAGACGGGATTGTGAAGGGTTCGAGCTTCGGCTTTGTTGTTTCCCCCGGCGGGGAGCGGTGGAGCAAGGAAGCGGGCCGCAACGTCCGCACGGTCATGGAGATTGAATCGCTCTACGACGTTTCGCCGACGACCTATCCGGCGTACCCCGACAGCGACGTTGCGGTTGCCAAGCGGTCGTTCCATCACGCGATGGAGTCTGGCCTGGTGAAGCCGCCGGCCCCTGCTGCCCCGCGGCGATCGGTTGCCCTTCGGGAGTGGATCAAAGCGCATGGCCGACAAGTCGGGTGACGCCTGCCCGGGATGCCGGGCCGGTCGATACGGGACGGTCAGCAGCGTGCGCTGCGGCGCGCAGCAGGTTCGCTATCTGCGCTGCGACCGATGCGGCACAACGGCGAAGCAGATTGTTTCCTCGAACGAACTGCGGAAGAGGCCGGGCGTTCAATAAAAGACCCCTTCCCGTGAACTGCAAGGGGTGGGGCTCTGGATCGGAAATTGCGGCCACGCGAACTATCGCACCGCACCCGAACAGGAGCCCCCCACGTGGCAACTTCCCAGATTCAAGTCTTGATGGACGAGCTGATGAAGGTGCTCGCCGAGATGGGCGCGCTCGAGGAGACGCCCGAAGGCGAGGCGATGACCGACGAGAACTACGCTTCGATGGACGCGCTCGCCCAGCGCGCCGAGAAGCTCAAGGGCCGCATTGCGTTCCACGAGCGCATGGACGCTAAGCAGAAGGAACTTCGCGGCATCCTGAACAAGGGCGCCCCGGCCGGCAGCGGTCGCACCGGCGATCCGAAGGAGGGCGATGGCAAGGAAGGCGAGGGCGAGGGAACGGTCGAGCGCCGGAAGGTGTTTGCCATCCCCCGCGGCGAGCAGCGGTCGAAGGTCTTCCGCGGCCCTGACGCCGACCAGAACGCCTTCCGCGCTGGTATGCACCTGCGAGCCTACGTCTTCGGCAAGGCTGACGCCCGGAAGTGGTGCGAGGATCACGAAGTGCGAGCCCAGTCCGGCAGCGTGAACGCCCTCGGCGGTGTCCTGACGGCCCCGGAGTTCGGCACCGAAGTCATTCGGCTCGTCGAGGAGTACGGCGTGTTTCCGTCCGAGGCCAAGCGCCGGAAGATGACCAGCGACCAGCAGTTTGTCCCGCGCCGCGTCGGCGGCCTGACCGCCGTGCCGATCGGTGAGAACGACACCCCGACCGAATCGACCGTCACCTACAACCAAGTGGAGTTGGTGGCGAAGCTCTGGGGGATTGGCAACCGCACCCCCAACAGCCTGATCGAGGATTCCCCGATCTCGCTGGCTGACGAGCTTGCGACCGAAACGGCCTTGGCGTTCGCCCAGGCGTTCGACGACGGCGGGTTTATCGGGACCGGGGCTCCGGCTTACCACGGCTCGGTCGGCATCGTCACGGCCCTCGGAAATCTGACCAGCGCGAAGGGCGTTGTGACTGCGGCAAGCGCTCACACCACGTTCGACACGCTGACCCTGACCGACTTCACCAACGCGATGGCTCGCCTGCCGGTCTACGCTCGGCGCAACGCCAAGTGGTACATCTCGCCGTATGGCTGGGCGGCCGGCATGGCTCGTCTGATGATGACCACGAACGGCAACCGCAAGGATGACGTTTCGGGGCCGATGCCCGACGTGTTCATGGGCTATCCCGTGCGTCAGGTGGTGTCGATGCTTGGCGATGCCACCGGCACCGCGGGCAAGATCCTGGCCCTCTTCGGCGACCTGTCGCTGTCCAGTTCGTTCGGTGATCGTCGGCAGATTGCGATTCGGACTTCGGCCGATCGCTACATGGAGTACGACCAGACCTTCACGTTCGCCACGACCAGGGCCGCGATGGTCAACCACGACATCGGCACCACGGCCGTTGCCGGCCCGATGGTGGCCCTGAAGGCTGCCGCGTCCTGATAGCTGACAACTGACGCCGGCGGGGAGCGCCCAAGTTCCCCGCCGGCGGCCCACTCGCAACTCACCCACCCGCACAGCCCTCACGCCCCGGAGCTTCCGCCATGAACTTTGTCGAGCAGTCCAAGACTTTCGCGCAGCTGGACGAGAACCTTACCTCGAGCCAGACGCACTCTCCCGTGATCGACACGCTCCAGTTCGCCTACGCGTCGATCGACGTTGTGTTCGAGAAGGTGGCCGCGGCCGGCACCAACTCGGCCGTGGCGACCGTGCTCAAGCTCCAGCAAGGCGACGGCACGACCTACACCGATATCGCTGCCTTTGTTGGTGGCGGCACGGGCGGGTTCACGATCCCGACCCCGGTCAACACCACGGCCGACAACATCGTGCGGTTCGACCTCGACACCAAGGGGGCTCAGGGCCGCTACCTCCGCGTGCTTGCCACCGGGCAGGCTACGGGCTCGATCTTTACCGTGGCTCGTCTGGCGAAGGGCGAGCAGCCCCCGGTCAGCGCCGCCCAGAAGGGGGCCCTGGCGGCCGTAAGCGGCCAGCTTGGCGTCTCGCTCTCGACGGGCACGTCCTACACCGGCTGACGCTTGACAGGCCAGACAGGCTGACAACGCCCACGCGGGCGGGGCGCAATGCCCCGCCCGCTGTTGTTTTGCCACTCACGGAGCGCTGCCCATGCTGGTCGAGATCGGTTCCACGAAGTGCGATATCCGCATCAAGGCCGTCATGTCGATGCCGCGGCTGTCGTTCACGGCGAACCATATGGTCTGGTGGAAGGCGCTCCTTCCGCTAAACATCGAGCCGACGATTGTGCAGGGAGCCTTCTGGTCGCAGTGTCTTTCCCGAGCGTTCGAGCAGGTGATTGACGACTGCGAATACATCCTGGCGGTGGACTACGACACGTTCATGCTCCGCGAGGACATCGAGCAACTGATGGCGACGGTGATGGCCCTCCAGTGCGAGGCCCTGGCCCCGTTCCAAACGAAGCGCGACGACGGCCGCCCGATGATTACCCCGCTTGGGACGTTTGCCGGCGCCGGCACGACGAAGAGCGCGGGGCTCACGCCCGACTGGTTCTCTGCCCCGGTCCAGGAGGTGGACGCCGCACACTTCGGCTGCACGATCCTGTCGACCGCGGCGCTCAAGCGGATGCGAAAACCGTGGTTCTGGAGCACCCCCAGCGAGCGAGACGATTGGAACGACGGCCGCGTTGATGACGATATGTTCTTCTGGCAGCAGTGGCGAGCCAGCGGGTTGAGGTGCTTTGTCACCCCGAGGGTCTGCATCGGGCACGGGGAATACAACATCACTTGGCCGGGGGCCGATCTGGCAACGCCTGTGGTTCAGTCGACGCGTGACTTCACGCAGAGCGGAAAGAAGCCCGAAGGCATCTGGCGCATCGGCGCCAAAGAGGACGCCGCATGACCACGCAGCAGTTTGCCGACCGCAGCTATGTCGAGTACCGATCGCTGATCCGGCTGACGCAGCCGACGGTGGAGCCGGTGTCGATTGCGGAAGCGAAGCTCCAGTGCCGCATCGACGACACAGGCGAGGATCTGGGGCTGATGGCGACGTACATTTCCGCGGCCCGGGAATGGGCGGAAGCCTA